CACCCCAGGTTAAGGCCCAGCCGGCGCCGCTGTCTTGGGCGCCAGGTTTAACCGGGTCAGCATCTTGTGGAGTGGCGAGCGCTCCAATAACAGCTGTCATTTTGCCAGTAATTTCTTTTATCTGGCCAGCAGCTGCAACATGAGAATAAGATACGGATTTGCCAGAAGAGTCATAGGTGTGACCGCCGGGAGAATTCGTCAATGTCGATTTAAGCGTTCCATCCACATAGAGGCTTGAAACATTATTCGTGTCTAGAATTCCATATGTAATTGCATAGTGGTGCCACTTCCCATCCGTGATATCGCCCAAACCTGTATCATGAAACATACCATGAGCATATGAACCAGATTGGACCCATATTCTTATCTCTGACTTTGCGTCAACATGGTTAAACGAATATACTGAGATATGTCCATAAGAGCTTCCAGTCAGCCCAGTAGTGCCGGCATCATAAATGTATTCAAGTTTATATGGAGCGGCTACATCTGGATCAGCCCAACCATCTTTTTTCATCCAAAATTCAATAGTTACGCCTTTATCGGGATCAAACTCAAGATTATTTGTTCGCTGACTGCCAGCATGATAAATATTCGCTTTCGATATTCCCTTTTTAGGAGGGCCCGCAGAGAAATCACTTTTGTAGTCTCCATGGGGATCAGCATGAGGGCCGCCATGAAAAAGAACATATTGTGGCGCGCTGCTGCTAAATACATTACCGGTACTAGTGGCAGTATCAGTATACGTGTGAGAACTACTATTAAAAGTTACAAATCCATTTGTTCGGGGATACTCATTCTCGAACATGAAAAGATCTAAATAGGTACTTTCATTTTCCCATTCAATCTTTTCTGTTAATGAACCATCATATGGGTAGGTTTGATAAATTCTTTTAATAGAATTTTCATAGTAAAGTTCAGCTAACCCAAAACGAGCAAAGTTAGAAGCAGTTGCAAAATCAACATCTGGAAAAAATCTATCTCTTCTAGTTGAATATTCATCAATATATTTTGCAGATTCTAAATCTTTTGCTAAATCATCTTGGGATTTATTTTTAAGAAACTTTAGCGAATGGCCCTTATCAAATAAATCCTTAATGCTCATATTTTCAATCCCAACTTTGTAATTTAATTACTCTCTACTCTAAATTTAAATAATTCTTTCTGTTCTCGCCAGTCGTCTGAGGAGAAATAAGCAAATTTAAAAGCATACATATAGCCAGGCTCCAATAAAGACATGTCAAAATCAAAATAACCTCCAGATTCGTCATAAGACAAATAAGTATGATAATCAGCACTGGCCGTTGAATGATTAAAAATTGTTTCACCATCAGCCATTCTAATAACTTCATATGAAGCACTGGGAATTATAGAGCCCTGGATATCCGTTGAAGCAACAGTATAAATTGTTGGACTAAAATTTCTAGGCCTGGTGAATACTCTAAGTTTAGCCTTTTCTTCTTTACCATATGAATGTTTTAAATTAGTGATCTTAGTTGTGTGCTGCAGATAGTCATTCGCAGTAAGCACACACACATCATTAAAGTTCTTAACGGATATTGAGCCAGTTTTATATTCTCCCCCAACGCTACCAGACCATACGTCATGTATAAGAGAAGAAGTAGTATTGACTGATAATTGGGCCTTATAGATGCCAGTATCGACCTTCGATGCCGTAACCGGGGTGATCAAAGAACTTCCAGTTGGGCCATCATTGTATGACGCATACAAACTAACCATTAAATCTTCGCTGTGGGGTATATCCTTGAGAGACCCACGAATATAGTTGTACAAATATAAATTATTTAAATTATCTACTGCGGGGGCAACAGAACTACTAGCATAGAATATTCCTCTATCGTCCATCACCCGAGAATCCCAACGTACTTCTAATACGGGCACTTTAAAGAAAAATTCACTTGATCTGGAAAAGAATCGTTTTGTATAAAAACTTGTTTGTTGTCCTTCGGCATTTAATAGCACAGAACTATCTGAAGCTGTTGTGTGAGCCTCCTGACTAGAAGTTAAAAATATACCAAAACCATTATTAACTTGTGTTCCATCTAGCCATTCCTCTACTGCAGTTGTTACATCAAGAAGAAGATTTTCATCGCCGTTGTTAAAAGTAAAAGTGTAGTTTGGCATTGTAGAACCAGCAAGATAAGAAGAAGAGTGGTAATCTCCGCCAATTTGATCCCATGTGGCAACCGGATTTGAATCTCTATTTACCCAGTTCGAGCCCTCTATGGCATCTTCAGTTTCATCAGTGTAGCTTTCCATATCAAGACCAAATCCTTCTTGCCAGGATTGTGAAACTGCCAGCACATTCACAGTAAAGTCTTTTGGGAGCTGCTCAGAGTGGCGCGCGTTAAACATTCTTAAATAAAAACTAGCGCTTCCTACTGCTGGAATTATGCCTGCTAAACGATCAGCGGAGACTGTATCAATTGGGAACTGAAGTAGTATACGAGAGAGTTCAGCTGAAGAAGTTGTCTGCTGGCCATATATCGAAAATACTTCTAAAATATCAGAAGCTCCCATATTCGAACCGGTTCCGCGTGTACTTAAATTTAATTTATAAGCATTGGTTATGGTGTTATCTTTTGATGCTTTATATCTTTTAATCGCCATTACTTAATAGTTCCCTTAATATCGAGATTCGGATATTTTAATTCATAAACTACATTTTCAGGTGCATATAATATACGGCCGTCGGCTGAAATGTTTTCATTTATATCATATGAAAAATCAGAATACAAGCCTCCGACTTTGTGTTCTATTTGGACATTCGTGACATCAACAACCTCATCAAGCTCATTTAATATATCATATATTTTTGTAATATAGATTGGTTGGCCGAGGTCGAGCTTTTGCACAAATTCTTTTTGAATTGCTTTTATAGATTCATTAAGAGCTTCAAACTTATCTTGATCATAATTGGTAACAGCAACAAATTTTATACCTATATTAATAACTTTTGCATCAAGTATATCAATAGTATCATTGATCATCTTGAAGTGGTTTAGCCAAGTTTTAATATTGTTTTTTAATATTTGGCTACAAACTATCAAATTTTGATCTGAATCTTCTGTGAGCAAATATAAATTCAAGTTTCTTTTAAAGGAATCAACATCACGAATAATTTTTGCCCTTTTAACTTTCCCAAATTTTGGTGGTATCCTGTAAACAATGGCTTCATAGTCCTCGGTTGTCACTGCTCTATTCTGTGTAGCAAAGACATCATTAACTCTCTGTTTAAGTTCCCCAAGAGAGGGAAGCGAAACATCTCCAGTAATAGGATCTTCATTTGTTACTTCCAACCCACCCCTGACAAAATTAATTTTATTTTGATTAGTAGCATTTTCACTAAAAATAAATATCGGGCTAGCCACATTAGTAACTGATTTTGTAGCTACATTGGCGTTTGAAGAAGAATTAGTTCTGAAAGTAATTCTCAAAGCAGTATTCGCTGGCGCGACTCCAAATTTATCAGTTTCTAATAATTTGGACGGGTCAAATGAAGATTCGGTCTCGTAATCTCTACCATGCATTTTTAACACTACATTAGAGGGGTGAGTTATATTATCTGTTTTTAAAGAAGATTCGGAGCCATATCCAAATTTCAAAGAAGTTTGGCCGGCGCGGCTCGAAACGGTGAATCGGCGCGGAACAGAGGCAGCAACAATGATACTAGGTACATTATCTCTCGTATCTGGATCCTTGTTAATTACTGTTCTAAAAATTGTGTCCTGTGAAAGATAGTCGACTTCAAAATATTCATGACCCTCGGTATCGGTTACTGAAACTATTTCTGTTATGTTTGGATCCGCCAATGATACAGTTAAAAATCTTTTAAAATCTCCAACATTAATAGTTTCTTGTTTCATTTCACCAGACACAATTCTTCCATAAGATTTAACAGCAAAAGCAGTTGGGACGCCAGTGGTTGTATCGCTTGTGGCAACAACTACCTCATTATCAGAATTGGCGAAATCGACGTTATCAAGCAAAGTGAAAACCTGGCCAGATTTAGAAGTAAATTTAGTGTCCTTTACTAAAATAGGTAAATAATTTATGTCTGGGCCAGTACCATTCGGGTCCGTTGGAACCAGAACATAAAGCGTAACCAGACCAAAAGAATTTGATCTAAGCATTTCTCTATAGCCAGCCTGTTCCCCTAGACGTACTACATTATTATATTCTACTGCTGTATCCAAGAAAGACTCATTTACCTGGTAATCTAAATAAAACGAAAGAACATCCCCAACATACGCCACAGTATCAAGCATCATTGAACCAAAGCTGGCTTCAGAAAAATCTTTAAAAACACTTGGATAATATCTTTTTGTATATTCTACCAAGCCCTCTTTAATCGTTTTAAAATCGCGATTTGTGTATCTAATAAGTTTTTTGCTATCTTTAGCCATTATTTATATTTCCTATTAATTCTATGCTGGGCCGTTCAATATCAAAGTTGAATTCGAATTCAAACTCGGAATATTATATTCAATTATAATTGATAACATATTAGGATTACTACGATTCTCTCTAGCCGGTTCAAATTTTACATTCTTAATTTTTACAAATGGCATATATTTTCCAACTTGAGAAAATATTCTACTTTTTATTTCCGACGCCAATCCTTTTTCTGGCTCGAAAAGAAAATGTCTCAAACCAACCCCAAAATCAGGCAACATAACGCGTTCGCCAGGAGAAGTTAACATCAAATTTTTTAAATTTTGTCTTATTTCATTCTTATATAAAGTTACTAAAGAATAAGCACCACTTTTACTATCACGAGCAAGCGGCAATTGGGGTCCGATTCCATTCATATTAAAAATTCCTACAATCTATTAACATAAATAGTAACGCGAAATGAAACTTATAATTGTTCATCACAATCTTCTTCCTCACTAAGTTGACCATCATCATGTTGTTTTTCTTCGTACATATCTAAAAACAATAAAGCAAGATAAATCATGCCAGGAATAGTACTGGGTGGACCTCCCATCGGGGATAAGCCACCAAAAAATGGTATTGTTGAGGGAACCAAAGAAGCCCACAACGATGGGAGAGCGTAGGGAGAGCTAAAAGCTGCATCAGTAATCTCTTTAGCTTGTTTTAAGGTTTCATTTAGATCGCCCTTGAGGCCTATCGACTTCGGATCATTGGGATCACCATTAAGAAGAATATCAACTGATCTCGCCCCAAGGACTTCATCTTGCCACTCACTATATTTATCTTGTACATCAGCTAGCGCATTTAAGAAGTCTTGTGAAATCCCTACATCACCTTGCTGTTGCGCAATTTGTTCACCGGTCTCTGGGTCGACTTCAACGCTAGCATCATTTGGAAACTCCCAGCCCTTGATAGGACCATCAAGATTTAAAGTAGTATTCCCATAAGCAGCTGCTCTATCAGTTGGACTAATTAATTTCCACTGAATCTTGGCAGGGTCTGATGCAATTTGTGCGTTAACTTCTGCTTGGCTGACCGCAAATTCAGCAGATATTTTATCTTGTTCCGCAACAGTTATGGCAGCTCGAATACCCTGTTCTATTCCACTAATAATCGTAGCTGCAATGGTTGCAGCAAGATCGATAATTTTCTTTGATATTGAAATAGCAGGATCTATAAGCTCTACCAGCCCTTTCAATATCAACAAAGGTGTCATAAAAATTATCTTCAACAACATCTTTGTTGTGTCAGGTGAGTTGCCTCTTGTCCCGAGAGAACCTCGCATCAGTGAGGCCTCAAGCATACTTTCCCCAACAGTAGAATCATATACAAAATTATCAGATTCGAATAATGATTGAATTGTGGTAAGAATAGCTTCTTTTGTTTCGTCTAAAACGTCTGTCGGTTCAGGAATAAACTTAGATAAGCCATCACCAGAATATAGGAAAGCCAAAGACATATATCTATGCATTGGAAATAAATGTTCAAACATCAATCTAAATTCTGG